CTGGTGCGCGCGTGACCTTCCTGCCCCCTGGCATCCCTGCGTCGCTGCGAGCCGACACCGCGTCGCTGCTGGGGCAGCGGGACCTCTTTGTGCGGCTGCTGCGCATCAAGGACAAGCAGACGGGCGAGCTGGTGCCCTTCGAGGCCAACCCGGCGCAGCGGCGGCTCTGGTCGCTGATGGACGACAGCAACCGGGTCATCGTGCTCAAGGCGCGGCAGGTGGGAATCTCGACGGCGGTGCGGGCGTGGCAGTTCCACCGGGCCTACTGCGCCGAGCGCCCCCTCAACTTCGCGGTCTTGAGCTTCCACGACCGCAGCGCCCGTAACCTGCGGCGGATGGACCGCGCGTGGCTGGAAGGCCTCCCGAAGCTGTTGCAGCGCCCCCTCGCCATCGACAGCGCGACTGACAGCATCTTCGCCGACACGCGCGCGGGCTTCTCGAGCTTCACAACGGGAGGTCGAGGCGGCACGCGCTCCTTCGAGTTCAGCGGCGGCCACCTGTCTGAGTTCGCCTTCTACACCGACCCTGACGAGGTGTTGGCGCAGTCGCTGTCGACGGTCGGCGCTGGCCCCCTGGTCATCGAGTCGACCGTCGACGCGCCCGGCGACGCCTTCCATCGCCTCATCGAGGGCGCCCCGGCCAACGGATGGTCGCTGTTCACGTACTGGTGGTGGGAGCACCGACCCTACCGCGACGAGGCGCTGCCGCCCGACTGGGACCGCACTGAGGCTGAGCGGCAGCTTGCGGACCAGTACGGCCTCGACGACGCGCAGCTCTGGTGGCGCCGGCAGCAGGTGGCGACGCTGGGTGAGGCGAAGTTCCGGCGGGAGTACCCAGCCTGCCTGGATGACTGCTTCCTGGCTCGGGAGGGCGGCTACTTCGAGCAAGACCTGCTCGAGGCCATCAGCGTGATCGACCCGCGCCAGCCCAGCGACCCGTGCGAGCTCGAGGCGCCCCAGCTCGGCGACCGCTACGTGATGGGCGTCGACGTGTCGGGCGGCCATGGCGGCGACGCGAGCGCCCTGTGCGTGCTCAGCGTGGCGACGGGGCAGGCGGTCTTCGCCGAGCGCAGCAACCGCATGAGCCCCAAGCTGTGGGCACATCGGGTCATCCAGGTGGCCAGCCGCTACAACAACGCTCTGGCGCTGGTCGAGAGCAACAACCACGGCCACGCTGTGCTGCTTGAGCTCGAGGCCTGCGGCTACCGGCACCTGTGGACCCGCGACGGCCGGCCCTGGGTCACGACGCTGCAGAGCAAGCTGGAGCTGTGGGACGGCGCTCGTGAGGCGCTACGCCTGGCGCAGGTGCTCGATCGCGCGACGTGGATGGAGCTGCGGGGCCTGACCATCCCTCCCGGCAAGGTTGCGCCCGAGGCGCCGACCGGCGCGCACGACGATGCGGCCATGGCCTACGCGCTCGCTGTGCGCTGTCTGCGCGATGTTCCTGGCAGTTGGCGCACGCAGGCGCTACAGTCGGGCGGCCGACACCGCGTCGACGACCTGCTGCGCTCTGCACGAGCTCGCCGCATCCGCGGCGCGATGCCCTTCTGAGGTCCCCGATGATTAGCCCGACGCAGGCTCAGGCCATCCTGCAGGCCCACGACACCTATTGGGAAGCGCGGCGCGAGCGGCTGCGCGACTGCAAGAAGCTCTACATGACCGACTTCTGGCGGCACGAGGCGGTCTACGACGCCATCCTGCGCACCGAGGTGCCGAAGGCCTACCAGGTGGTGGAGTCGTACCTGGGCTCGCTCTACGCCAAGAACCCCGCCGTGGTGGTCGAGCCAGACCTGCGACGGCGGGGCAATCCAGAGGTCGCAGAGGCCACGGCGAACCAGTACCTGCTCACGGTGCGGCAGCAGCTCGAAGACGCGACGCGCATGGCGCTCATCTACCCGTGCAGCTTCATCAAGCTGGCGCCCGTCATCTCGACGGACCCGCTGAAGCGGGTGGCGGCGTCGGCGCTCCCTCCCTGGGAGGTGGTGGTCGACGACACCGCCACGAGCTGGGAGCAGCAGCGATGGGTCGGGCACGTCTACCTGATGCCCATCCCAGAGGCGGCGCAGCAGTACGGCAAGGGGCCGGAGGAGTTCCGTGCGCGCAGCTACACGCGCTGGCTGGAGCAGGACCGGGCCGGGCTGCCCGTGGAGCGCCAGGTCGACCTGCGCGTCGACGAGGGCTGGGTGCGCGTGCTCGAGCTCTACGACCTGGAGGCCGACAAGCTGTTGGTCTGGTCGCCAGACTACCAGGGTGGGCGGGGCTTCCTGTTTGAGGGCATCAAGGTCCAGGTGGGCGCCCTCGACCCTGACGCTGGCGCAGACGTGAGCGAGGCTGAGCTGCAGGCCGAGGAGCAGCACGAGACCACCGGCATCCCCTTCAAGACCACCAGCGGCAGACCGGTGGTCCCCATCCTGCCGCTGTACTTCTCGCGCGACCCGGACGTGCCGCTGCGGGGCTACGCGCTCGTCGACCGCTCCTTTGACCAGTTCCGCGAGCTCAACCTCATGCGCACCTACCAGGCGCAGGGGGTGCGGCGGATGGCTCGCCAGTGGCTGGTGCGCCAGGGCTTCCTCAGCGACGACGCGGCGGCGAAGGTCAGCGCCGGCCTGGATGGTGAGTTCATCGAGGTGGACCTGGCGCCCGGCAGCCCCCTCGAGGGGAACATGATGCCGGTTCCGCAGGCGCCCATCCCGGGCGACATCCAGCTCTACGCGCAGACGGTGCAGCAGGACATCAGCGACGCGGGGCTCTTGGCACCCTTCACGCGCGGCGAGGTCACCAAGAGCACCGCCACCGAGCAGAACCTGCTCGCGGCGTACACGTCCAGCGAGGTCGGGCGCATGGCCCGCACCCGTGATGCGCTCATCACCGACCTGGCGAAGACCTACAACATCATGCTCAGCGTCGTGCTCGGCGACGAGGCCGAGCCCCTTGCGCTGCCCAACCCGGTCGGCCCCACGATGCTGAGCGCCGAGGACCTCACTGGCGACTTTAGCTACTGGGCGGTCGATGCTGGCACGACGCCGATGGGCGACCTGCAGAAGCAGCAGAACTTGCAAGCCCTGGCCCCGTTGCTTGTGCAGCTCGGCGCAGACCCGGCCAGCGTGCGCGAAGAGCTCGTGCGCAGCTACCAGCTCCCCGAGCGCCTGGCGCAACCACCAGAGGCGCCAGCCGAGCCCGCAGCGGCTGCCCCTTCCCCCATGGGCGAGATGCCCCCAGGAGTCATGTGATGCCCATGATCGCCCCCGAGGTTGCCCGGCCCATGCCGGCCGAGGCCTCTGCCATGATGGACGCAGCCGCGGCGCAAGACGCCATCGTCGGCGATGAGCTCAGCGCCCTCGTCCCGCCGCCCGACAAGCCCTACAGCGGCAAGGTGGTCACGTCGCTCGCGAAGGCGCTGAGCGCTGCGGCGCAACTGATGGGCATCGAGGTGGAAGCGGCAACGTATGCTGGCGCGGTCGATGCCCTCGACGGGGACCTGCTGCGCTTCCTGGCGATGTTTGAGGCTGCGGCGAAGGACTACGGCCAGCCCTACCCGGTGCCCCTGTCCGGCATCAAGGGCGACAGCGAGCTCACGGCCATCACCGCCCATCTCATGCGCCTGGCCAAAGACACGGCCTTCAAGGACTTCCTCGAGGCGCCGGCTGAGGAGCTGCCGCCGGAGGGCGAGGCCATGGAGGTCATGGAGGTGGAGGAGCCCATGAGCGAGCCGCCCGGCACCAAGGCGCCCGCCTTCGACTTCAAGTCCCGCATGCGGCGGTCCTGATGCCGTTCGGCTCCATCGCTCGCGCGCTCAAGGCGGCCTTCGGCTTCGGCGGCGGTGGGCCGACCACCATCATCCCCCGCAGCCGCGGGGCGCAGTACCGGTCGCAGTGGGGCGTCTCGAACCAGCAGCAGCTCATCGAGGCCATTCAGCGCCGGCAGCCGGTGCAGTTCTTCTACGAGGACAAGTGGCAGCCGCCCGGCACGCCGGGGGCGCTGGGGCCTCGTATCGGCAACCCCCACGCCATCTGGGTCGGCACCAACGGGCGAACCTACCTGCACCTCTACGTCGACCCGCAGTCGGCCACCGCGACCGGCGACCTGCCGGGCTGGCGGACCTTCCTGATGGACCGGATTCAGAATGTGGCGACGCTGGAGCTGGGCAGCAGCTTCTTCGGGCGCCCCATCCAGTTCGTCATCGCGCCCGGGTGGAACCCGTCCTACTACTCTTCAGTCGGCCGGCCCATCCAACTTCTGCAGCTCTGACGCTGCACCACCACCCACCGGGAGACTGAATGTCCACCCCGAGTTCGTTGGCTGAGACCGTGTTGGCTCAAGCCCAAGCCGCCCACGCGGCACCCGCCACCACTGACAGCGCGGCGGCAACTGACAGCGGAACCGACAGCGGAACCGCAAGCGACAGCGGAACCGACAGCGGAACCGACAGCAGCGACGAGGCGGCGCCTGCTGGCCTGAGCTGGGAAGCGGCGCTCAAGCGCGTGCCGCCCGACGTGGCCAAGCTGATGAAGTCCATGCAGGCGGACTACACGCGCAAGACGCAGGAGGTCGCCAGCCAGCGCAAGGAGCTCCTGCGCGAGCGCGAAGCGCTCAGCAAGGGCCTTGCTCAGGTCAAGGCGCCCGCAGAGCTGCCAGCCTACGACCCCTTCGATGAGCAGACCATCAAGGCCCGCATCGAGGCCGAGGTTGTGCGGCGATTGCAGGAGTCGATGGCCCCGCTCATGGCCGAGCACGAGATGCTGCAGGCAGAGGAGGAGTACCAGACCTTCCTGCGCACGGCGCCCGACTTCGAGAGCGACGAGGTGTTGCGGGGTGAGGTCCAGCGCGCCCTCGAGGCCAACCCGTCGCTGGACCTTGAGACCGCCTACTGGGCGGCCAAGGGGCGCCGCTCGCAGCAGCAGCGCGCCGATGAGGCCAAGGCGGCCAAGGCCCGCCGCGACGCTGAGCGAGAGGCTGCCCAGCGCGGCACGGCGCTCCCTCGCCGCGGCGCCACCCCCGCGCGCCCGGTGGCCTCTGAGGTCAAGCGCATGAGCACCGAGGACATCTTGCGCCTCGCTCAGCGGCTGAACGGCTTGTAGCCGTTGCATCCTGCAGCGTTGGGGGCTATCCTCTGCGCTGCAGGCCCACCCTCGTCGAGGAGGCTGGCGCGGCACTCCCGACCGGGCAGGACGCCGACAACAACCCACGTCCATCCCATAGGGAGGCCTCATCATGGCTCCTCAGTCGGTCATCTCGACCACCCTGCAGCTGCTGCGCGACAAGCTGGTCGACAACAGCTACCTCTCCCATCCTCTGTTCCGCGCCGTGGAGCAGGCTGGCAACCTCGTCAAGGTCTCCGGCGGTCTGCGCGTCGAGCAGCCGGTGATTTTCGGCGACCACAGCCAGATCAGCGAGCTCAGCAACGGCTTTGAGCCGGTCAACATGGCGGTCACTGACCCCTTCCAAACCGCCAAGTTCGAGTTCGCGAACTTCACCCAGCCCATCATCCTCTCCGAGGTGGAGCGCGTGGCCAACAAGGGCGACCTGGCCGTCGTGAACATCCTCGAGAGCAAGATGAAGAACGTCATGCTCGGCCTCAAGAAAGAGGTCAACAAGCAGATCATCGTCGGCGACAGCACCAAGATCACCCAGCTGCAGACCCTCAACGGCAACGGCACCGCCACGAAGGCGGCGCTGAGCACCGGGTGGTTCGAGGGCGTTGCGCAGGCCTCGCAGGCCAACACCGTCGGCGGCCTGGCCAAGACGACCTACAAGGCTCAGAACTGGTACAACCAGTTCTACGACTCCGGCGGCACCTTCGACCTGTCGCACCTTGACCAGCTGATGATCAACGCCCAGCTCTACAACCCGAGCGGGCAGTTCCCCGACATCATCATGATGAGCCCCAAGTGCTACGCGGCCTTCCAGGCCCTGCAGCAGTCGCAGGTGCAGTACATCAGCGCCAGCGACCGGGACGGCCTCGACAAGGACATGGTGGCCATGTGGCGGTCGGCCAAGATCTACGTCGATCCCAACCTCGGGTTCATCGCCAACGCTGGCTCCGGCATGGGCTCCAAGGCGGTCTCCGCCTACGTGCTCAGCAGCGAGAACTTCCAGCTCTACGTCGACACTGACGGCTTCTTCAACGTCTCCGAGATGCTCCCCGTCCCGGGTACCGCGACGCAGGCCGCCATGGTCTTCAACCGCATGCAGCTCGTGACCGGTCACCTGGCCAGCCACGGCATCCTCATCGACGCGGAGGCCTGATCACCATGGCAACCTCTACCCTCGTGCAGTTCCTCGCCGCTGGCGAGGCCTCCAGCACCAGCGACCGGCGCCAGGTCGAGACCTTCCTGGCCGGTGGCGCCATCACCGCGGGTCACCTCGTGGGCATGGACCTCACCAAGACCGACGCCGACAAGGCCCTCTACGTCACGCAGGCGGCCGGCGTCGCCACCGTCGGCAGCAAGAACGTCGTGGGCGTCGCCCTCGCCAGCGCTGCCGCTGGTGAGCGCGTTGATGTGGTGGTCGCGGGCTACGTCGACAGCGCCTACGTCGACGGCGCCACGGCGGCGGGCTCGGCCCTCATCGGCCCCATCGGCACCGCTGGCCAGGCCGCCATCGAGGTGCCCGGCACCACGACGGGCGCTGTGCTCGGGGTGGCTCTGGCCGCTGACACCGCGAACTTCGCGCCGATCTTCCTGTTCAAGCGCTTCTGAGCGCGCGACGGGCTACAATGGCCCCGCCCCGGTGACCCCGGCGGCGGGGCCTTTCGTCTGGAGCAACCGTGAACCTGCTGGACCTCAGAGAGTTCGTCGGCAACCTGCTCGACTACGACCCGACCAACGATACCTATCGCGAGCAGCTGACCCGCATCCTCAACGACGCCCAGCGGCGCCTCCTGACCGACCGCCCCTGGGACTTCCTGACGGTGCAGGATGACCTCGGCGTGCTGACGGACATCACGGGCTCGTTCAGCGTGGTCAACGGCTCGGCGACGGTCGCTGGCTCGAGCTTCCCGGTGTCGGTCTCCACGGTGCTCCCTGGCTCCCCGTGGGAGCTTGCCGAGGCCATCATCGACGACGGCAAAGGACCCGTGTCCTACGAGGTGCGCTACGTCCCGAGCTCGAACCAGCTGTTCCTCGACCGCGACTACAGCGGCACGACCGGCACGTACCAGGTCACGCTGCGGTGGCGTCGCATCCTGCTCCCGGCTGATACGAGCTCGCTGACGGGGCTGCTGGACCTGGCGGTGGGCATCCCAGACGCGGCCATCTTCCTGTCGCAGTGCGACCGAGACGCGGCACGGCTTGACCCTGAGCTGCTGGGCCGCATCGAAGGCTACCTGCCGACCGACGGCCTGCAGGTGCCATCTCCGCGCGATGCGTTGGGCGTCGCGAAGGTGGCGGCGACGGGCCAGGGCACGCGCACGATCCACGTCTGGCAGGTCAACGTATGGGCGCCCCGCACCGCGGTCTTCGACAGCTACGGGCCAGGCATCAGCGGCGGCTTTGAGTCTGGCCTCAGCCGCAAGGCATCCTACGACCTGGCCGACAACGAGACCCTTGAGTTCACCCCGGAGACCATCCCGCGCTCGAGCGGGTTGTGGCGGCGGTACTACATCACGTGTCCCGAGCTGGGCATCGAAGCCCCTGTGCGCGTGCGGCACGCGGGCCAAGAGGGCGGCATCAGCATCGACACAGACACCGTGTCCCCGGCTGGTGGCGTGACGCTGCAGCCCGACCTGAGCAAGACCACCCTGGCGACGCAGACCTTCCAGACGCGGGCAATCCGCTGGCGCCACAACCAGGGCGGCATGCACCAGGCCATCACCCTCTACCCGCACCCAGCGAGCGACCAGAGCATCAGGGTGCGCCGCGTGCGGGCGCCCGAGCCGCTGTGGGAAGACCAAGACGTGGCCGCCATCCCAGAGGCCTACGCGCCCATCCTGGCGTATGCCGCCCTGGAGCAGCTCACGCTCAAGGCCGACACTCCCGCGCTGTCGGCGGTCTACCAGCGGAAGAAGGAGCTGCTGTTCCAAGGCATGGAGCAGCGGTACATGGGCAAGGTGCCGCGGCGACTGGTCAAAGGTCAGCCGGCGGCCGGGCAGAAGTTCGCGCCCAACCCCTTCGGCCCGCTGAAGTTCACGCCATGAGGCAGACCCCCTTCAACGTGCCTGTCGCGGGTGGTGTCGCGACGCGGCTGCCCCAGCAGCCAGCCAACGCCGGCATCGCGCAGAACCTCACCATGGACCGGGAGACCGGCGGCTGGTCGACCAGGCTGGGCTACGAGCCCTTCGTTGTCGATCCTACGAGCTGGTCACCCTTTGAGACGCTTGGCCCGGTCTATGGCCTCCACGCGGCTCAGGAGCTGGGCGGCGGGGCACGTCAGCACATCCTGCTCGAGGCCGATGGCACGCTGTGGCTTTGCTACGACGCGGCTGGCGCTCCCCTCCTGCGCGCCCTGCAGACGGGCCGTGCCATCCCGGCCCCCAACGAGCCCGGCCCGACCTTCACCGACACACCCTATGGGACTGTCGTGTGCAACGGCCGAGACCGGCCGGTCTTGGTGCGCCCGTGGCCGCTGGGGAACGCTGCGGAGTCGTCTGCGTCGATGGCCTCCTGCATCCGTCCGTTTGGCTTCGACTTGACGCCGACCCCACCAGCGCCCTACCGTGTGCAGCCAATGCCAGCTCCACCAGCCACGAGCTCGCGGGCAGCTGGGGCGGGCGCGACCAGCCTGTGGACCATCGGCAGCGCCCGCGGCATCACCGACGGTATGCGCTGGGGGCTCGGGTTCGCAGCCAACTCGGGTAGTGACGACAGCAG